ACAAACCCAATGACTCCTTTGGAGTAATGAACGATCCTAATGTCTATAGAAACAAATACCGAGAGGATGTTTATAAAGATGAAGAGGATGAAGTAGAAGCAAATGCAGAACAGGATGGCACTTCGCAAGAAGCTACCCAGCCAGAAGGATTTGTGGAAACTAAACAGGAAGAGAGTCCTGAACACGACTACAAAAAACGTTATGATGATTTAAAAAAGCATTATGACAATAAACTTCAAGAATGGAAAAGTGAAAAAGAAGCTATAAAGACAACTGCCGAGCAGATGAATTTAGACCCTTCAATTAAACTTCCTAAAAGCCCAGATGAACTAGAAGAGTTTAAAGGCAAGTATCCAGACGTATATGCAGTAGTGCAGACTGTAGCGGCAATGCAAGCTCAAGAACAATCTGAAGGTTTAAAAAAGGAACTTGAAACTATAAAAGGTCGTGAAAAGGACATGGAAGTTCAAAGTGCTTACAAAATATTAACTGCGTCACACCCTGATTTTAATGAAATTAGGAATGATGAAAAGTTTCTTTTGTGGCTGGATGACCAACCTAAATCGCTTTCTGAGGGTATCACTAAAAATAACACTGATAGCAAATGGGCAATCAGGGTTCTTGACCTTTATAAAGCCGACACTGGCTTAAAAACTAAATCTAATAAATCTAATGCGTCTGCAGCAGAGTCAGTTAGAACGCCAAGTTCTAGAGAAGTTCCAACTGATAAAAATGCAAACAAAAAGATTTGGAAGATGTCCGACATCGCCAGACTGAAATCGTGGGAGTTTGAGAAACTTGAAAAAGATATCGACTTAGCACGAGCAGAAGGGCGAATAACCCAATAACTAACCTCAAATAGAGGAAGGATACTATAATGGCTTTTACTACAAGTTCAGGGTATGGAAACTTACCGTCAGGTAACTTTGCACCCGAAATTTTTAGCCAAAAAGTTCTTAAGTTCTTCCGTAGAGCTTCGGTGGCAGAAGATATTACTAATACCGACTATACTGGCGAAATCGAGAACTTTGGCGATACTGTCAAAATAATGAAAGAACCAACACTCACTGTTACTCCGTATCAGAGAGGTTCTGTCGTTAACCCTCAAGACTTAACCGATGATCAAATAACTTTGATTGTTGATAAAGCAAATGCTTTTGCATTTAAAATAGATGACATCGAAGAGAGACATTCACATGTCAACTTTGAAGCGTTAGCAACTTCTTCAGGTGCTTATTCTTTAAAGAGAAAATTTGATGCCAACATTCTTCAGAATATGTCTGATGCTGCTGGTATTGGAGCTTCTGCAGTGGCAGGGACAACTTTAACAGTTACTGCTGCAGCTGGTGATATAGGAACAGCTAATGCTCCTATCAATGTTGAGACAGACGACAATGGTATCAATATGATGCTTGCGATGGCTAGACTCCTCGATGACCAATCTGTTCCAGAAGAGAACAGGTGGTTTGTTGCTCCTCCGATATTCTATCAGAAAGCTTTCCAAGCTGGAAATAAAATTTCTGAAATAAATATCACAGGCGATGGCACTTCTCCTTTGAGAAATGGTCTTGCAATAGTTGGTACTTTAGCAGGCTTTAGATGTTATAAGTCTACAGCTTTAAATAGTACAGGTGGAACTGACCAAGTAACATTAACAGATGGCTCAGCTACACTAGCTGTAGACGCTTCTGAGAATGTTGTTCTTGCAGGTCACATCTCAGCTATGGCTACAGCGTCTCACATCGCTAAGACTGAAGTGGTACGTTCAACTGAATCATTCTCTGACGTTATTCGAGGATTGCATGTTTTTGGAAGAAAAGTCCTAAGACAAGAAGCAATTGTTCGTGGCGTTATAGATTTCGCATAAGGAGGATACTTAATGACTACTTTCGACTTTACTACCATTGGTGGTGGGACTGTAGGGCATCCTGCTCATGCCCTTAGACCGTACATTGTGCAGTCTAAAATCTTTGACTCAGCAGACGAAAACCTAGCACAAAACGACATCGTTAAGATGATTGACCTGCCTGACAACTCCATCGTTCTTGGTGGTTGTTTGGATGTCTTGGAAGCTGGTGGTTCTAGTTTGGTGTTTGATGTAGGTACATCTGCTGACATTGACGCTTTCTGTGATGGCGTTGATGGAAATGCCGATGCCATCTACAACTTTCATCCTACAGCAGGAGGTATCAATATTGTTATTGCTGCCGATGCTATCCAAGTTAAAGCTTTGGGTGCAGCATGTAGTGCAGGTAGATTCAGAGTTATTGCTTTGATTGCTGATTTTGGTGATCCAGAGCTTACAGTGGCTCAGACTGCTTCAGTTAGAACTGGTGTCTAATAATAACTAAACTTGAGAGGGCAGGGCAACTTGCCCTCTTAACAATATAGGGGTAGCTAATGGGAGGTATGAAAGGTCATACAATTGGAGGTGGTCATAAACGCCCAACCAAAAAAGGTGCAGGTATGACAGCCAAAGGTGTGGCTAAGTACAAGAAGGACAATCCCGGAAGTAAACTAAAGACAGCAGTAACTGGCAAAGTAAAGGCTGGAAGCACAGCTGCTAAACGTAGAAAGTCCTATTGTGCAAGAAGCTTAGGGCAAATGAAGAAGTTTCCTAAAGCAGCAAAAGACCCTAACAGCCGATTAAGACAGGCTAGAAAAAGATGGAAATGTTAAGAGCAATTAATTTTAAGTTATTTAAATTATTTAACAGAATAGGCAACAGTTTTTACAGACGCTACGTAAATCAGTTGCACAGGAGTCAAGGGAGAGTATAATGTTTGGTGCATTAATAGGTCCTATTGCTAATCTAGCTTCAAGCTGGATGAGCAGCAAAGTTGAGAAAGTTAAAGCTGACGGGCAAGCTAAGGTAGCCCAAGCTAGAGCTAAAGCAGTTGTTGCAGAGAAAGTAGCAACAGGCGAAGTCCAATGGGAGAAGTCTATGGCAGACGCTACAGATTCAAGCTGGAAGGATGAATTTGCTTTAGTTGTCTTATTAGCTCCAGCGATTTTAGTCTTCATTCCTAGTATGACTGAGTACGTTAGGATAGGCTTTGAAGTTCTTAATACACTTCCTGAATGGTATCAGTATCTTTTGTTTATAGCAATTAGTGCATCGTTTGGAATTAAGGGGGCAGGAGCTGCAATGAAAATTATGGGGAAAAAGTAATGGCATTTGCAGGAGTAAAAACTAATTTAAAAGTAAAGCAAACAGGAAAGCCAGTATTTAAACGTCAATCTGCTCCTGTTGCTCCTCTAGAACATATCTCTGAAAAATCAAGAACAATACCTCTTGACCCTAAGAATATTAAAACTAGCAAGTGGATTAACATACCAAGTGTTCAAGGTAATAAAATTTTTAATGAAGATCAACTATTAAGAATGTACAAAAAGAATCCTAAAAAAGCTACGAGTGTTCATAAAACAAAAGATGAAGCTGTAAAAGCAGCTATTGCCAGAAGTAAAAAATTAAAAATTGTTAGGAAAAAGTAATGAAGGGCGTAAAGCATTATCTAAAGAACGGAACGTTGTATACAGGTGCATCACACAAGATGAAGGATGGCACTTTGCATACTGGCAAAACTCACACTAAGACGAGCAAACCTTTATCTCATTTAAAGGACTTATCTAAAACAGCACAAGCTAAAGCAAAGAAGGGTTAAAGACAATGGCAGTAGGAACACACAAAACTAAGTCTGGTAAAACAGCTAAGAAGGGTTTGTATTACAACATTAACCAGAAGAAGAAGGCTGGCGACAGTGCTACTAAGAAGAAGTCAACTATATCTCCTAAAGCATATGCTAATATGCAAGCAGGCTTTCCTAAGAAAAAGAAAAAGGTTTAACAATGAAATACGATGCTGATGAACTAGTCAAGATGATTGCTTTACATGAAGGTCTACGACTTAACGTCTACCAAGACCACTTAGGCATAGATACAGTGGGAATTGGTCGTAATCTTGAAGACAGGGGTATCACAGACGGTGAGCTATCCTACATGAATAAGACCACAGAAGAAATATACGAAGTGGGTCTTACAGAAGAAGAAGCGTATTATCTTTGTATGAATGACATAGCCATCGTAGAAAAAGAACTCCTTGCCAACAAGCCAATAGTAAATCAGGTAAATGCTGTAAGACAAATGGTACTTATAGACATGGCATTTAATATGGGTGTTCCAAGATTAATGAAATTTAAGGATATGTGGTTAGCCATAGAAAAAGTAAATTACATCTCAGCTTGTGAAGAGATGATTGATTCTAGGTGGGCAGACCAAGTAAAAGGCAGAGCTATGAAGCTATCCTTAGCAATGAAAAATGGGGAGTGGCTATGACCGAAGAAAAGAAAAGGTGTGACACTTGCACATGTTATGAGTGTGATTGCGAAGAATGTACTTGCACTTGCCACAAAGAAGAAGAGGTAAAAGGAGTACCTGTGTAAGTGAATGGTTGAGTTTGTACTTGTATTTATGATGGGATTACGAGTTATAGACCAAACACAAACCTTTAACGACATAGATCGTTGCTTATACTTTGCAGAGAGATTACACAGACAACCTTCTGTCCCACAAAAACAAGGACCTAATTTACAAATAACAGCGTATTGTAAACCAGTAAGGAAAAACTAATGGACCCATTAACCATCAGCATTGCTGTAGGGGTAGCTGGAAAAGCTTTTAGTGCAATTAAGTCGGGCTTTGCAATGGGTCGTGATTTGGAACAAATGTCGGGTGACATAGGTCGCTGGATGGGAGCAGCTTCAGATGTGGACAATGCAGAGAAGCAAGCAAAGAATCCGGGAGTGTTTAGTCAAATCTTCGGTGCAGGGAGCATTGAGACAATGGCTTTACAAGCTTACTCTGCTAAGAAGAAACTAGAAGAACAACGTTATGAACTAAAGATGTATTTGAATTTGACTATAGGACCTAATGCCTACGATGAACTCCTTCAGATGGAAGGTGAAATTAGAAAAGAAAGACAACGAACTATCTATAAACAACAAGCCCTTAGAAAACAGATAGGCGAAGGAATAGGATGGTTATTTCTAGTTCTTGTGATAGGTGGATTCTTATTACTATTAGTAGGGGTGCTTTCTAAACAGTCACATTCTAAAGATTGGACTGATCAACAGAAGTTGTGGCAGAAGTTAATCGTTAAACCAGTTTATGTTACTTGCCGATTAAAGTCGCAAAAAGTATGGAAAGATAAGATGGCTTGCATATACGAAGGTGCAAACAAAACTTTCGAGATGGAATTTACTGACATCAGGATAGGTTGCCCTAAGCAGTATAAATGTATACACAACCCTAATT